AAGGCCTCGCACTCTACTTCGGTAAACGTGCCCTGGGGCGAAGTAACGGTCTTTTCTTCGAGAGTATCATCTTTAAACCGAGCTTGTATCTTGTAGGATTTCCCGTCTTCGATTAAGACGGTTCTGTCGAGCTTAACAAGCACGGTCGTGGAACCGGCTTTCACCCTTCCCGAGAATCCCCACTGCGGAACGTCATGCGAAACCGATATAATATCGCCTGCCTGGCATGCTATCGCATCAATACCCGCTTTAAACGATACCGACCTATTGATATACTTGGCTACTTTAAGAGCGTATCTACCGGCCCTGATAGCGTAACTTGTCTGTGTCGTGAAAAGCCGAAGCTGCGCCTTTCTCATGGGCTCGCCCTGGATTAACGAATCTTCATCGATACAAGCAACTGTCTCCTGGCGGTAGCCTTTCTCCTTATCCATGAACTGGACTTCGATGACATTCGGAATTTCCTTCAATGTCTTCCAGCTCTGGACGAATGAGTCCTTGATTATGTTTCCCATGCCGAAGGCCTGAGTTGGTAATTGTTTTTTGTCTATCTTGAAGGATATGGCGCCGCCTGAATATACCGGCATGGCATTAAAGGTAGCCGAAAGCTGAATGAGTAGGTCAAGCGCCTTCGTGTTCGAGTCGATAACGACATCGAGCCGGAAGCGTTTCTCAAAAGAACCCTTGCCGTCCGGCACCTTCTCCTCGCAGTACCTCGACATCTCAAGGAATGAGGCATCGTTAAGATTGAGGTTCGATATGAATTCTCCGAGGCCGTATCTGGAATTGATCAAAAAGTCTCTTACGCACCAGACGGGATTTGCCGAATACTTTGTGACATACGTAACCCCGTCCCACGTAAGTACGGTATCATCCGAGAGAAGCCTGTAATTTTCACCGTCCCAGTAATAGTCATCCCATGCCACTGGAGTACTGGCGTTTCTTATATCCGGCACCCTTATTTTTTTGCCTTTAACGATACTTGTTATATTAGGCGTAGAACCCGAGAGCTGATCCGTGGCCAAGAGTTTAAGACCGAGAAGCGCTGTATTCGGATACATAAGATCATCCGTCTTAATCTCGTCTACCTGAAACCACGTCAAATCCCCCTGCCTTAAAGGGTCAAGCGTTGAGTCGTCCGATGTTCTCGTTAGCCTTATGTCGTATTTGCCCGGGGTAAGGCCTGTCTTCCTGAATACTCTTCTAAGTGTCGAGCGGGATTTCTCGGAGATTGTGGTTTCGCCGAGATCTATGTAGTCAGGATCCGCATGGAGCTTATACTCGACCTTATAGGTTACGGACCAGCTCGAGATACTGCCGGACCCTGAACTCTGCTGATAGAGCCCTGAAGGAAGACGTAAATGCACTTCGAATGCCTCGACATCCGAATCAATGGTCGTATAGACGTGCGGATTGTCTTTTGTCAGGTTTACGTTTACCGTGTAGAGATTATGAAGGTCCTCAAAATTCTTTATTAACCCCTGGACGTTGGAGCCGTATCGTTTCTCGGTTTCGATGGAGCTAAAATTCTCAATCGGGTTATCGTTTATCTCGATATTATCAATCGATTCGATTTCCCCTTCGCCTAAGGCCAAAAGGATATTCAGATAACTTTTATCACCGTCATCGAATATGTGCTGGTTTATGATGTTGCCGCCTACTTTATGCTCACCGTAAATAACGGCGATTGGAACGCCCACTTCCTGCATCGTCTGGACGCCGTCCCATCCGTACGTGGGAGAACCTTCGTCAAGCGACCCGCCCCCTAAGGGCGTAGCCATATCGAAGCTCGGCGTCCTCGGCTTATTCATATACTGATAAACCGAATAACCTACTGCCAGGACAAAGAAAGTAAATACGAAAGGATGCGCCGCTATCGCTGTCCAGACAAACGAAACGATAGCCGAAACCGCCGCAACAACCGGAGCCTTGACGTCAGGAATTATGGTTATTTCGTCATCGTTATCGAGCATCATGTTAAGCCGCTCAACCTTCTTGCCCGATACGATGACCCGTTTATCCTTATAATCAAACTCCGACTCCGCCAGAAACTCCTCGAGCGTCTTTGCCCTCGAATATGAGAGGGCCTTTATCTCCGCTTCGTCGGGTTTAAAAGGATTTTTTACGTTACGAACTATTACCATGTCTTTCCTTTAAGTCTATAAAAGCCTTCGATCCTTGTCTCCCATGCCTTGTCGCTAAGGTTTGATACGATGACGCCCTGCCTTGAGGCATGAATGAACCTGCCTTCCGACAGCACAATACCGGCGTGATTCGCTATGCCTTTTCTATTTATGAACAATACGCCGTCTAAAATCATTGGACTTTTCACTTCCTCCCAGTCGAGATCCAGGTTGTCTTTTAGGTAATCGCGCCTCTCAAGAAACCACGCTCTTTTGTATTCCAGCTCCTCGATGTCGAATAACCAGATGCCGAGGTCCGCATAAACAAGCTTTATGAATCCCCAGCAGTCAAGTCCCAGTAAACACCGGCCCCTGTGTCTATAAGGCACGCCAAGATACTTGGCGATTAATTGTCTTTCTACATTATGTAGATCCGCCTTACGGGCACCGAAGGAAAGGCCCCGAACCTTATATAATTCGCTAATATCTTGCACCGCTGTTTCGTTTTGTCGCATGAAGTCTCTACTCCCGTATATCCGCACTCGACCGATTTAAACTTCCACATGCAGTAGTTTCTCGAAAACCTTCTTGCCGGAAGATCCGTTCCCAGAACATCGAATTTGCTCGTTAAGCTAAACTCGACATTTTTCTCATCCGCCGAGTAGTTATCGATATAAAAGACCTCGTCCATATGAGCGTCGGGATCCGCTAACTCATCCCGCCACACGGTCCGGATTACGACTTTCTTCCCCCTGAAATCGAGGCCCTCGAGATAAAGCTGTATAAGCCGTGACACGTTAGATAATCTCACCCTCACCTGATCGATCCGGCCCTCCGTGTTCTCGCCCACGTATTCATGCGTTATGGGAAACTTAAAATACGTAATGCCATCATAGATTACGTCTTCGTCATATCCGGCAAGGCTAAGATCATCTACCCCGTTATATTTCTCTAAGGTGTATAAAGCGATAGGTGCGTTTTCGCGCTTCGATTTTTCCTCTTTGAATGTCGTGTTTAAATCTCTCGGCATTATTTAACCTCTATCAGCCGAAGCTCAAGATCATAAATCTCGTATGCTTTAAGCGTAAATTTAAGGCTGTCCTCCGCGAATCTTACGAAATATTCGATCCCGTCATTAGGATTCGTCCAGGTAAAGCCCTGATATGCCCCGCTTTTATCAATAAAAAAGTTCATGATGTTTACGAGCTCTGTCTTAATCCTTGTGTTGAATCGTAAAAACCACCTGCGCCTCGGATTCTCCCATTTGCGACGCCTTTGTTCCGCGCCGTTCTCGTACTCGGATACAAGCGTCTTGAATTCGACTTCCTCATCTATAACGAAATCAGGGTTAAAGTTAAACTCGCTCATGTTAAGTTCCGTATAACGGAACGGATCTTTCCGTTAGAATAAATGTCGTCGGCTATTGCTTCGGATAGCATCCGGCGGTTTCGCCAGACGTCCTCCGCGCTCCAGGCCTGTATCACCTGATTTATATTTATGGTTACGGAGTTTCCTCCGATGCCCTCGCCTCTATTTAAGGCTTTTAAGTTCTCGGGCCCGCCTAAAGCGTTCACGCCTCGCCTTGATAAGACCCCCTCGCCGGTCTGCGCTATTATCGGCACCTCATCGGGCGATAGTCCCGAATGAGGTCTTATAAACTGTAAGCGCCTGTTTTGAATCATGCCTCCCGTATGGAAGATATTCCCCAAAGGCACCCCGAATATCGACCCCGAGGGCCCGGCAATGGCCATGAACATTCGCATGACGATGAGTTTCGCGATAATCTCGGCTATAGTCCTAAGCATCATCTTCCCGAAATCCGCGAATACCTCTTTTATGTCCTTTAGGTCGTTCGTAAATACCCTGAAGAATAACTCCGAGAATGCGCTCTCCATATTGCGGGCCGTGCCTTTCACAAACTCCTGGACAGCATTAAACTTTGTCTTTATCTCCTCGGCGCCTTCCGACATATTTTTCGCCGCGTCTTTCAAAACCTTGCCGGTCTGATCGGCGGTTTCTTTTGCTTTGGCGAATATTAGGTCGAACTGTTTCAGGGCATCTTGCGCGCTTTCTTCTGAGGCGAGCTTGAAGATTTCCTTGTTCTCTTCGAGTTTCTTCGAGAGTCGATCAATCTCATCCGCCTGGGCTCTATAAACCTCGCCTACTTTCCCCGGAAGCTTTCCCATGAGTTCATAGAACTTTTGTAAAGGAATAAGAAGCTTCTGAAATACGAGCGTTCCGACTTCCAATAGCTTAAAGAATCCCGATGTAAGATACGTAAGCACGCCCTGGATAAACCCGAGGACCTTCCAGAGGGCCTGTCCTATCGTCTCCAAGAGATCATTCCATCGCGACTTTATCATCTGGACTCTTTCGTAATTAGTCAGCATCTCAAGATTGACCGCTTCAAGGTGCGACTTCGATTGGATGAGAATGTGGTTTGCGAGGGCTTGCGCCATATAATGCTTCTGGACTTGTTCTGTCGATTTTCCCGTGGCTTTGGCGTATTCCTCAGCCGCTTCCTTTAGAGAAAGGTTAAGACCGTAGGTCCTGCGAAGCGTCGTGACAAGGCCACCTGTGACCGCGCTTGATATATTTTGAAATGCCTCTTCCGTAGTAGAGCCGAATATCCTTGCTTCTACCCGGGCTTGTTTCATAAGAGCCACTATCGTATCCATGTTTAAGCCTTGAGCCATGAGAGCGGCCGCTTTATCCGCGACGTTAGAGAAATTCACCGTCCCGGCTGACGCTTCCATCAATGCCTCTTTCATCTTATCGGCGCTTATTCCGACACTCTCCGCCATGGCGCGGAAACTATCCTCAACCTGCTTTGCCTTGGCGCCCATCTCCATAAGGTCCCACGCCTTCTTTAAAGCCATGATTGAGGCGGTTATCGCCGCTGTTATGGCAAGCCAGTTCCGCTTCCAGGTATTCGCGAACTTGTGAAGCGCTCCATTTACGCCCTCGAGGCGTTTTGTGGCTTCATCTCTTAGCCTTAAGATTATGGATAGCTCACGATTACTCATCTTCTAAAGAGTTTCCTTTTCCGTTCTTTTTCTTCTTCGATACTTGTAAGAGCCTTTTCGATTACACTGAAAGCGTCCAGAAGTTTTGCCGGTTGATTGAGCCATGAGCCCTCGTTCGGCAAAAACCCCTGCTTGAAATAGTTATAGGCCCTTATGAACATGAGACTATCCTTCGTAACGTTTCTTAGCGCGCATCCTTCGATTTCCTCACCGTCAATAAGAAGAATGTCCGGACACTTTTCTAGTCTGCAATTTTGGCAACCCCGCGCTATCTCCGGAAGATGGGCTGCCAGGACTAGTTTTTTCTTTCTGCTTCCGAGAGCTTAGATTCGTCGAGTATCGCCTGGGCGAGCTCCTTCCTGAGCTCCGAAGGAAACATCGCGATGATCCTGTCAGGTACCGCGTCCCTCATCTTACCGGCGTACTTTATGGTCTCGAACTTTAGTTCGACCGGCTTCTTTGTAGCCGGATCAAGAAAACCATCAAGCCCTTTAAGCCCGAACTTTATGGCCAGAATCATGCTCTTATTCCAGCTAAGTTGAATCTTCGCCTCATCATCGGGATTTTTCGAGCTCATCTGGTAGGTCGAAGTCTCGTCGTCTATCTCGGCCCGCAGGACCGGATCCAATACCCCTATGTGAAATACCGTGGGATTATCTTTATCCGGATCGAACTTCGAGGT